TGAACTTGATTTTGTAAATGCTCCTCAGAATTTAAGAATCTATGTTCTTTATACTCAATGTAGTCTAAAGCTTGTTTTTTAAAGTAAAAACGTTTAAGTCTTGTAAGTCCTGATAATTCAAAAATATCAGCAGTGTGATAAACGGAATATTTAAAAGAACTAAAGCAGATATCTGGTTTATAGATTAAGTAATTTCCAGAACGTCCACAATACATTTGACCTATTTTTTTCATAATTTTCTCCTATATGAATTGTTGTTTAAGTTGTGAGTGTATCACACAATTACAAACAATTCCAAGTAGTTTTGTGACAATTGTGTGAAATCTTTTAATTAAAATGTATTCACAGTGTATTTCTTAAATAATTTTATAGGAATTAAACAAGCTATCTTAGCTTGTGTATCTCCATCCCCTGTGATTTTTTGCGAACTTATGTTATTAATTAAAATACATTCAAGTATTTTTTTTGGTGTGGTCCACATTATTTCTTTGCCTGTATCTATAGCCCAATAATCTGCTTCAGTGGCTAACAGTGCTGATGGTTTTTTAAACATAAACAACTCTATTAAAATGTTGCCTGTTTCTTGTGATTTATAATCAAACTTAACTTCAATTTTTTTATCTACTTCTGGGACAAAAATATCATACTTAGAAAATTTTCTAGGTATCAAAACAGCTGATGGATATTTTTTTTGTATTGAAGAAAGAACTTTTTGTTCAATGTTTTTACCAATAATTAAGTCGCTATAAAAAGCTTCTTGACTATTTTTTTTGTAGTTCCTTGTAGTCATCCTCAGATAACAAAGACTTCACTGAGACTTCGTTAAAAGCGTGGTCAGAAGAAGTTATTTTCTTTGCGATTTCAATACATTTTAAATCAGAAGATGTGACTTCAGATTGAAATGTAGCAGCATTTATTACAGTTAAAAGCATATCTTTAACAGTAAGATTATCTATTTTAGAAATTTTAGAAAGTTGTTTCCATCTATATTCTTGAGATTCAAGCTGCCTTATTTTAAAGCCTTGACCTGCATTTTTTAGATTGATTAGTTTTCTTTTTAAGGATGAGTAAGTATTCCAATTTGTAATATCTTCTTGTTCTCTGCCACAGCTTCCACACCTAAAGTCCCCATAAGTTGTAGTGCATACTCCCCTGCAAGGAGAGCCAGATAAACTAGCTTCCCCTTGTATTGATGAGAGCCTTGCTGAATTTGCATGACTCTTTTCAGAGTTAATTTCCATCTTACAAATGAGAAAGAATTAATCTTTCTAGGCTAATTTTATAGAAAAAATGGTGTTTTGTATATCTTTTGTAATATAAAGAATTAAAATGGAATACTAGAGTCTTCAAACTCTTCTCCCACCATTTCTTTCTGCTCTGTTTTTTGTTGCTTTATAGGGCTAAAAGAAAAACTCATTGCTGGTGCTTTTTCATTAGCACCTGCTTTTCTAGTCCAAGCGTTTACAAAAACATCTACTTTGATGCCTGTAATATCACCACCCCCATCCCTAATAAGATATTTCTCTATGTTATCAACAGTGTTATAACCTTTAGGGTCATTATCTAAATTAGTTGTCGATAAAGTAATGTTAGCCTTACCTTGGTGTGTTGCAGAATTTTCATTCTTTTTATCCTTATTGCCCCATACAGAGCCCCTATTTGTGTTGTCGAAAGTTTTAGTCATTTTTTACCTCTTATGTCTAAAGTTTCTTGTTTTCCTCTGCCTGAACATATCTCCCAATGATTGCTTTTAAACAAGAAGATATACTTCTTGCATAAAATTCATGGTCCATAGTTTCAGTAAGGTCCTTCAATGCGTTGTAATCTTTCTCAGAAATTCTTGAAAGAACAACTTTATTTGAACTCTTTTGAGTTTCTTGCATTTCTACTGCCATTTTTACTCCTCTATTAGTTTTGTATAGATTCTTGTGTCCCCTTCTTGCCTATATTTTTCAATAACTTCAAAGGGTATATTTTCCTCTTTAACAAGATTAGAGTAATTGACTCTGCCTTTAGCTTGTGTCATGTGACATCTAACCTTTCCATTTTTGGTAAACGTTTCAAAGGAACCTTTATTTTCTGCAACCAGCTCTTTAGCTAATTCTTTTTTTCTTTTTTCTAATTCGTCTTTCTTTGTAGATATTTCTGCCAAAGCAATTTGTATCTCTGCTAACTCTTCAGTTTTTTCTGTATTTTCTACTTCCTTATATTGAATACCAACTCCATCTCTATCTGCTGACCAAGATGTAATATATTTAGGGTCTTTACATGCTTTGTGATACCAATCTATAAATTCTTTTGCTTTAGGTATGTACGTCTTCGCCCACTGTGGTTCTCTTTCTACCCATTCTTGATGGTATTCTGTGTCGCTATACCATTGAAAAAACAACATCTCATCTAGGTCCATGCACTCCATGCCAAGCTGCATTTGATGCCAATAATTTCTTTTTTCTTCACGAACATTTGTACATGGTTTTGTTTGTGGACATTTAACTTCAACTGCAGATGTTTTGCCGTTTCTGCCTTTTACAAGCACACCATCTGGAGACATACCCATCCAATCATATTCAGGATGCACAACAAAAGATGGCTGCACTATTTGATAGCCTAACTTCTCTAATGTTTTCAAAGCCTTGGGTTCATTTTCTTTACCCATAGCTATTGCATAAAGTGCTCTTTGGTCGAATGGGTCCTGCGGAAGCTTCTTCCATTCTCTATACATATCTCTACCCATTGCATCCCATTGGTCTCCTTTGAGCCAGATATGCTCTTTGACTGCTCCTGCAAACCTAGTCCCTGTAATTCTGTTGGTCCTTTGGTCGTGCCAAGCCTGTGAGCCTTGCACTATGTCAGACATTCTTCCTCCTTAGTAACAAAAGCATTCTCAAAATTTTCTATTACTTTAAGCTGTTTTTTTTCTGATAATTCAAAATAAATGCCGCCTTCATTCCAAAAAAATATTCCGTCTTCTAAAGTTCCGTGTTCCTTATGAATTAACTTTATTCTTGTAGGCAACTCTTCAAAGTATGACCAATTATCATGACCATATTTTAGTTGCGAGTAAGCTGATATATGTTTTTTTAATGTGTAATCAGTTTTTATCATTAAACTTTCTCCGTTTTTTTATTTTTAGAATTTAATTCTTTAACCTTTTGTGAAATTACTTCTAAGGTTTTTTTATCTCCAGACAAAGTAGCCGCTTTGGTGTAATTTTCTATAGTAGATTTGTACTCGCTTTCATCTGCTTGTTCTATTGCTGCAAGAAAAGCTTCTCCAGAATTTTGCTCTGGAACGAACTCGTTAGATTCTTCTTTTGGAATAGCTGATTTATTCTCTACTACATTGTATTCTTCTTCAGGCTCTCCCTCTGAAAATGGCACACAAAATGTCGAGAGCAAAGATGTTTTAAAAGCAAAACTTTTTGCAGCTTCTAAGTCTTTACCTTGCTTTGATTTTGATTGACCAGCATACATAACATCAACATAGCTTCCATCTTCACAGGAAATAAACCTCAACGTACCAGATATTTTGGTCATAGTTACACCATCATCAAAAGCTTTTATAGCAATTTCTAAATTTGGCTGAATAGCTGTTAATACTTTATTTTGTCTGAGTGGTTTAGAAAATGACTCAATCACTTGGTCAATAGACCTATAGTCGTAGTTGTTAAAACTATTGTGACTATCTTTTTTTATTCCTTCTTTGTGTACATATTCTTGTACATTTTGAAGGGCTTCATAGATTTTTATTTTACTCATTTAGACCTCCGTAAAACACAATGATACAGAAAATTAGTTTGATTTCAAATAATTCTTTACTATTTTTTTTCGCTGTGGCAAAGTTCATTCTTGAGGTCTACATGTCACTTGAATACATAACCAAAGTCTTAACTGCTCAAGTAAATCCTACACAAAAATTAATCTTAATAATCCTTGCTAATTATTCTGACGAATATGGAGAGTCATATCCTTCACATAGAAGACTAACCGAACTAACAGGACTGTCTCTGTCTGCCATAAAAGATAATTTAAAAAAACTAAGAGCCCAAGGATTTATAGATTGGGAGCATAGAGTGAATGACAAAGCTGAATACACTAGCAATCTTTATAAAATCTTAGGTGGGTCGGGAGAAAACCTAGGTGGGTCGGGAGGTGGCTACAATACTAAAACATATACTAAAGAAATATATATATTAGATTTGGATGAGATTAATTCTATCTTTAAAGAAAAATGCGACAAAAGTTTTTATCAACACAGTGCCAATTCATTCAAGGCACAGCCCAGATACAAAGAGTTAAGAGAATTAGCTAGAAAAGGTTTGGTATCGCCCAAAACGGGGGAAAAAATAAATTTGAACACAAAAGAATTTTGGAATAAATATTTTGAAATAGCCAACTCAGAAGGTCATAAAAAATGGATAAGGTCTTATTGGGATAAGAAGCCAAGCCTTATGACTATGCTAGGTATAAATCAATTTGAAGCAATCATTGAAAGGAGATACGGATGAAGTCT